TTGCTCGTAAAGTGTTGGCGATACATTTGTATTATCTGGTATTGCTGTTGGATCTGCGCCTTGGGTTGTATACGGTACAACTAAAGGTTTATAGTAAGTTTTATCATAAACAAGATATTGATTATATGCTGTAAAGGTCTTGCCTATACCCCACTGCCCGTCGCCAAGAGGCGTATTTAAAGAATCTTGTATTGCTGTATTAACCTGAGATTGAGAACTGTCTATTATATCAACAAGTGGCGTTAGTTTTGCGCCCTTTCTGTTTGTAATTTCTGTACCAGATGGCGCGCTAACCATTTTATCTAGCGTGATTAAATCATCTTTAGCCACCGCTTGATCTGTTGAGCCTACTGGTTGTGAGGTTGGGCGAGGGTTGTCGTAGTCCATTATTAATCCTTTTGTGAAATTAGGTAATTAATATGCAGTTTATTACAGATACAAAAAAACCACAAAAGCGCGAGCTCATGTGGTCTGTTTGCACTGCTCTGTCGCCTACTGCGCAATTACAGTAATGAAAGGAACCCGAAATAACCGCATTTTTACACTGTGTTAGAGCACAGATAACGATTAACAGACTTTCGGCCTTGGCTTTTGCATACGAAGATAGTAAGAGTTTAGGGTTATAAATCCTATGGCAATAAGGAGTCTCTTTTCTGCATCGAGTTCGCATTAATGCGATATCGCCACTCTATCTATTTCGCTTGACCCGTTGGGCTGCGGTTGTTTGGATAACCACTCGTCAAGGTTACTAGACATTGCCCACTTCTTTTTAATTAAAGTGTGAGTGGTTATTTTTAAGTGTACTCAAATGAAAATAGCATTACCAACTGATCGCTTTCATTTTACTCTTAGTTCAAATACACTTAAAAATACCCGCGTGTGCGGTCACTTTACCTCCTAAAACGCCGCCCTTGGTCATAACGGGTAGCGTTTTACATTCGCTTTGTTTTAAATAGTTGAAGCAAAAAAACTTGGCAGTATATACTTGTTCGCTTACTGCTCGTTCTATCTGATTTAGGCATCAGTATTTCAACTAAAACAAAGACTGGTATTAACATAAACATAAACACCATCCTTAACGCTTAACCCTGCGCGGGAGATTAATCACCTTCCTTATTTTTACGTAAGAGAGATTACTATTTGCTATCCTTTTTCTGATACTTTCGAATCATACTAAAATGAAAGCTTGATAGTCTTTCCTATCAGTCATACCCTATTACGTGCGTAACTACGGGCGTTCTTTTTAGCGAAGCCACTCTTTTACTAGATTTAAGCGAGGAGCTTTAGGCTCTAGCCACCTCAATGATTTACTGTTTACTCAGTTGTCGGGTACATTTCACTGCACAAATTCAATTTAATATATTTACAGCAATGGGTCAAGTTTTATTTTTTGTGTTGCACTGTAATTCATAAAATTGATTGTGAGTTAATACCTGCCGTTTTGTTTCTAGCGTATCGCTTCGCGACGGGTATATCAGCTTAAATCCGTCACAACTTGGCACTTTAATCACGGTAGTATTGCTGCAACCCGTCATCAATATCAACATCAGACTTGCTAGCATTATCTTGTTCAATTTCGTCACGGTTTTCATGAGCTTCAACCCTTTTTTCAACTGTATCTGCAATGTCTTTTTGTACTTCTGACTCTTTTTTGTAGTGCTCTTTTCTGCTTGATTGATATTTAGCATACAAACCAAGCAAAGAAAAAGCACCCGCAACAGCTCCGACGATGTAAATCTTTAATTGACTAAACATTCTTCACCTCTATTTTATTGGCCACTTTAGAGCCAACATTGCCTACAACGAAAATACCAAACAGCCACTTAATAAAATCGATGTACTGCGCTCCGTCAACAGTGCCGCTGTAATTAAGAAAGCCAACAAAAGCTATTAAAGCAATCATTAGCCAGAGCTTTACTGATTTTAGTTTGTAGTTCACTTCGACCACTCCTTTAATTTATCTTGCACATCAAAACACGGGCAAGACTTGCTCACGTTGGGCCAATCACGATGACCCTTTATGTTTTTTTGCTTAATTCCCTCACTTCCAGCCAAGTTAGCAATAAAGAATCTAAGTGTGGCGTATTGCGCATCATTAAATGTATCGCGAGGATTTCCATCAGCATCAAGCCCTCCGATTAAACATATCCCTATGTTATCTTTGTTGTGTCCCTTTACGTGCGCACCCGTTTTTCTGAATGGTCTACCGATTTCAAGTGAGCCATCCAGTCTGATTACATAGTGATAGCCAATGTCTGACCAACCCCTGGCCTTGTGCCAATCTCGTATCATTGATGCGGTAACGTCCATTTTAGGAGGCGTTGCACTACAATGAACTGTTATATATTTTGGTTTCATGATTTGCCCTTTGTTTTAGTTTTATCTTACACTTTAGCCGACCCAGTATCCCCAACATCAGCGCGCATTCGTTTTATCATATTGCTTTGCAGTATCTCGCCTGTTACGCGGTTGACAAGAACATCAAGCGTAGCGCATAAACAGTTAATGCGGTTACCGTTAACAGCCCACCACTCCCGCATTTGTATCACTGTAAACACAAGACCGTGACGCGCTCTGTGACTTGGTCTAGTAGTTGGCGATAATGCAGACCGCTGACATTGCTTAATCTCCCATGGATCGTCTTTTAACGCTGTTTCGTTTAACTCGATTGACTCGTCCATGTATGCGTTAGTGTATGCCACGTTAATCTCAGTTCGAGCAATTCTTTCAGCTCGCCCCATGCCAATACCCATACGCTTATTAATCATTCCTTTGATGTCACGAGTACTTAACCCGCGTGCCATACCTTCTGTTAACGTTAAACGCAATTGCGCCTCTACCTCGCCTACAATTCCTTTCATTGATTCAAATGTCCGGCCACTTATCAATCGTAGTCGGTCATTATATGCGGGTGTTTGTAGTTGTTGCTGTGCATTAAGCAACGCCATGCTAGCCTCTGATTCAGTACCTTTCGTTATATTTACAGCAGATTTGAAGCTATCTGTTGTACCGTCTGCGCTTGCACTACTTAGATATTGATTAAGAAAGAATCTATTAGTCCAAAAATTAGAGCCACCCAAGATGTCGGTTGTTAAAATTCGGTCAATCTCGCGCATTATATCATCCATGTAATACGAATCGACTTTATATATATATCTACTGCCATTTGTGGCCATTAGGTCTAATTCATTCCAAACTAAACACGGCGGCAATTCCCATTCGCTATTAGCAAATAAATATTTAGAGTTTGCTTTATTTGCGGCGAGTGTAGCTGTTCGCTTATCTGCCTTAGTCGCGTGCGGCGTTTTCGTGCCCGGCGTGTTTATTTTAACGCTTGGTATTTTATCAACAATGTCATTAATTAGTTTAGCGTCGCGCTGCCAACGATGTTTATTGTCGGCCAGCGCAAGACTAGTGTTTAGATGCTGTCCTGTTGGGTGAGCGTCTGTGCCTGCTTTAACTGGATTCATTCTCGTCCTCGTCATTGTCGCCAGCGTTCCACCGCTTAATGCCATCCTCTTGTGCACCCCACACTATTCGACCGCATGAGTAACATTCGATTAATTCGTAATCATCGTTTTTATCGTCAGGATCTCGCTCTTGCACAACACTAGGAAACACACCGCAACAGTTGTTTATTTGATTAATTTTGTTCATAAAACCCCCAATAAAAAACACAACCCTACACTAATTACTTTACAGTGTCAACTGGCAATTCATCTTCACCACCAGTATCAAGCAGCACAACCTCTTCAACCGGCGCACCCGCTTCTGATTGAATATACTCAGTTGAGTAAACAGGCTGCATTCCAGAATCGACACATGTTTTATTTGTCTGCGCGCGTTTCAATCCTAGGTCTACTTTGTCACCCGTAGTGCTCTCGTTCAAGTCACGCCACACAATATTCAGCTTATTAGTTGGCTCAGGAAAGTTGAACATCACTGTAATGTAATCAATAAAACCTTGAATCATACGGTTACACTGACGCGACTGTCTATCCATTATCACGCGATTCCAGGCCGTAATGTCTTCTGTTGATGACCGCTCTCCTGTTTGATTCCCTATCACCATTTTTGCTGGTTTTGACTCTGAAGCACACGCTTCATTAAATGCATTTGTCCAAGCAGGTGTCGGGTCAATTAGCGTTGTTTGCATGAGACTAACTGCATCAGTAGTTACCATACTTCTGCTGATATCGTTATCAAAGTCCTCCATGCTATCAAGTATCAACTCTGCATCTGCAATGGTTGAATCTTTATCTAGTTTTACAGAGTATTTATTAGATGCATTCTGGTAAAACCCTTCAGCACCTGAGCCGCGAATTTTGGTTAAATCCATTAATGATTCGAATGCTGCTTCTAGTGCCGGCACCCCGTAAATAGATCGACCTATAGCGCCCTCGCCGTAAGCG